TGCCCAAGCCCCTGCGGTCGTGCTTTGAGTTGACCCACTGCCTAGGCTGAAGAAAACAGCTACACCAATGCCATTAGTTGACCCAACCCATGTTCCAGCCGTGTCGCCAGCAATGGTCACTGATATTGTCGTCCAAGTGTTTGCTGTCGGAATTGAATATGCAAACGGGTATGTCCGATTTGCTGCAGAGTTACGAAGTGCGCCGCCAAATGTTCCAGTGAGAGAACTGTAAACAACAAATGAAAGGGTTACGGTTTTTGCGTTGGCTGTTCCCCATGCCAAATCTGCAAAATTAAACCCTTCGACATATTGGGCAATACCAAAAGTATCTGATGCGCCAATAGAAAACGCCGAAGCAACTGTCATGCCAAGATAATTTGGGAACCCAACTGGAGTTGTTACAGCCCCAGCATTTTGTTGCGCTGTAAATTTTGCTGTCTGAGTAGAAAAATAAAGCCAACGGTCAACCATATATGTTTGAGAGGTCAAGTTTGCCGCTGTGATCTGCGCCCCAGAATTGCGCTGATCAATTGCCATGTTTCCATTGATGATGCGGTTGCGGAGGAATGAGGAGGATGGGATCAGATCACCAGTAACGGTAAGATTGCCCGTAACGGTGACGTTACCTGTGTAGGAGTCAGACAGCAAGGTTGTGCCAGTCGTAGGGAGCAGTAACGTGTTGTTTGCCGCCACTGCTGCCGCATTGACCTGAGTAAACCCTGAAGTGGAACCGTTAAGTTTGATAGGCATCAGACAATGCTCCATGTCGAACCGGACGGAATGGTCACCGTTGCACCGGAATCTACCGTGACAGGGCCAAACGAACCAGCGTTGTTGCCAGTTGTAATTGTGTAGCTTGTTGTTACCGTCTGACCATTCTCAAAAAAGATCTGGTCGCCGCTGCCACCAGTAGGCTGCTGCGGATTTGGTATGTTGTCGAGGAATCCAGTGTAAGACATTGCCCACCCCTATTAGGTAATGTTCAGCACCGATGCGATAACATCAGCCGATGTTGCGGTATTTGTGACCACCTTAAGAGCATCACCGGTTATCAAAACAACCTTTTGATCGCCGCCAACGGCAACGAAAGACCGTCCGATTGGGACAGATGCGCCCTTAATGATGTAATAATCTACCGCTGAACGGGTGAAATAAACATCGCAGGTGATTTGAGAAGAAGTGGTATTTGCCACCGTCAAGCCAATGACCGTGGTTTGAGTCGATGCTGCAACCGTAACGAGCGTCGAAGCGGAAGTGCCGACCGACTTTGCAGCGTAAGAGGTAAATGTATTTGCCATTTCTAGGCTCCTTGTTCCTATATTAACCTAACGCGATTGACATCGCAACCGCCGTACCCGCCGGATCGACCTGTAAATTGGTTTGCGCCCCAGATATTGTAGTTGCCCCTGTGCCACCCGCAAGGACCGGAAGCGTTCCAGCTGTTAACGCAGAGCTAGATGTTGAGTAGATAGCATTGTTAGCAGCAGTAAATGTGGAAAGCCCCGTGCCGCCGCGATTAGTCGCAACAACCACACCGTTCCATGTTGCCGATGTGATTGATCCGGCATAATCAAATGTGTTTGTTGACCAGCTAACATTTGCGGGGGCTTCATCGTGAAAGTCCCATGTTCCAGCAGCTGTGGCGTTCGACAGCAAAGTGCCTGTTGTGAAGCCGCCAGACTGGAGCGCTTTAACTAAAGTCGTCGAGTTGTTGTTAATCGTAATGGCGCCGGTGGTCTGGTTATTGTTGAATAAGAAAGTGGCTCCATTTGCCAATGTTGTGGCATTTGGAAGTTGAATAATCTGACCGCCAGAACCTGTGACCACATAAGCAGGGGTTGATGCAACAGTTAAGGTTATTAACGTCCCAGACGCAGCAACGCTCGTAAACCCTGATAAGAAAGCATTTCCGGTGATATTTGAACTTGCATCTCTCAATACAACGCTACTTGCACCAGATGATGTTGTTACGCCCGTGCCGCCATTCGCTACTGCAAGAGTCCCAGCAACAGTGACAACTCCAGTTGATGCCGTGGCGGGTGTTAAGCCTGTTGAACCAAATGAGATTGATGTAACAGCAGCTGTCGATGGGACAGCTGCCCATGATGGCGACCCACCAGTTGTCGCAACGAGGACTTGCCCCGTTGTCCCCATCGTTAGCTTGCTTAATGCCGTGGTCGAAGAGGCGTAGAGGACATCACCAATGGCATAAGTTGTCTGACCAGTACCGCCATAAGTGGCGCCAATCTCTGTGCCGTTCCATGTGCCGGTAGCAATAGTGCCAATTGATGACAGGCTAGAAAGGGTTGTTACAGCGGTGTTAACCAGCGTTCCCGAAGTTGGAAGAGTGACAGACGTATTGCCAGTCGCTACAAACGTCTGAGTAAACGCACCGGAGTGGGTGACATTCCCAGCCATTGTAAGCGTAGCAGAGCCATTGTTAATGCCAGTCCCGCCGTATGTCGGGCTAACAATTGTCCCTTGCCATGTGCCAGTCCCAATGGTCCCAACACTAGTCAACGATGAGGTGACTACGGTTGAATTAAGCGTTGTGCCGGAAAGCGTCCCAGCCGGAGCAATAACCGCTGCCGTAGATGCAGCAGTTAACTGCCCCTGAGCATTGACTGTGAAGGTTGGGATCGCCGTGGAAGATCCATAAGGATTGGCGGTTACGGTTGTATCTGTAATACTGAATGTATTACCTGTGAGGGTGAGGCCCGTACCAGCAAGGTATGTCCCTGCCCCTGAGAATTGCGCCCAAGTGATAGCCGTAACACCAAGTGTGCCGCCCGGGTCAATCGTGCAGACCCAGCCTGTATCGCCTAATGTCGCGCCCTTCTGAATAAAAACAAACGCCGAAACAAGCTCATTCCATGTGTCGGCGTCAGTGGTTCGCGTCCATACGCCTGAAGCAGCAGAATAAATGCCATTGTTTGCCTGCGTTGATTGGTTTTTAACTAAAATTCTATCGCCAGCCGTTAGGGTAGCAGTCCACTCCCCGCCAGCCTGCGTACCAAGCCCAGAGAGCGTGATGTTTGCAGTGGTTGCCCATGCAGCTGCTGTTTTTACGTTTAGCCCCTGAGCGACGGCATCAACATAACTCTTATTAGCGATGTCTGTCGCATTGGCTGGGGTGGTTGAAATTGTGCCTGTTGTGAGGGTTACAGCATCAATTGTCGTGTTAGCAGCTGACGTAATACGTCCCTGAGCATCAATAGCTATCACTGGGACTTGATATGACGATCCATACGTTGATGCTGATACACCTGTGCTTGGCAAATCTGCCGCGACAAGCGATCTAAATGTGGGTGTTGCGCTCGCACCGGAAGAAGGCCCGGCAAATATTTTATTAGACGCCTGAATTGCATAAGTTACAGCAAGCGTCCCAGACGATGTGATTGGCGAGCTAGCAACAGAAAAATCTGCTGGCATTGAAAGGCCAACAGATGTGACGGAGCCGCCGCCAGAAAGAGTGTACCATCCACGGATGCCAGAGTTATCAGTGCCATAATATTTGCTAAGTCCGGGAACGCTAGTATCGCCGACAAGGTTCAGTGTGATGTTTGACGATAGAGGGCCACCACCTGTAATCGAGTATTGCCCACTGACCGTTCTTGAGTCTGGAACAGCGTCTGTAATGCCATAACCCGCAAGAGTCGTAGGTGTGCTGGTAACTTGGGACCATGCAACGGTGGGGGTATTCTGCCCGATTGAAGTGATTTGGCCCTGAGCATTGACGATGAACGTGGGAACCTGCGTTACCGATCCATACTGGCCAGCCACAACGCCGGTATTGGAGATAGAAACAGTTGGGTTACCGGATATGCCATCTCCATTGCTGACAGACATTCCAGTCCCGGCAACGATTGAGCGTGTTGTAGATGTCCCATAAGCAGTCTGGACAAACAATCCATTTGTTCCAACGCCAGATAACCCAGTCAAAACACTGTTTAGAGGCTGCGCATCAGTGATCCCATACCCACTAAGGGTTGTTGGCTTGCCCGTGATGCTACTGAACGAAACAGCAAATGAAGAAGTTGAAACACTTGTAACCTGACCCTGCGCATTGATGGACAGGATTGGCACAAGTGAGCTGCTGCCATAAGTCCCGGCAGTCACACCTGTATTCGCCAGAGACAGGGTAAGGTCAGTAGCCAGAGTGCCACCGCCAGTAAGGCCGGTTCCTGTATAAATTGCACGGTTGGATGGGACAGTTACAACATTAATCAAGCTGCCAAGCGGGGCGCGATATGTGTTGCCATTCTGCACAACCATCAGCTGATCCGCAGTCGTTGGAACGCCGGGAATTGTTGGCAGCTGCGAGATTGGGGTAGGGACGAGATTTGAAGGTACTGTACTCATGGCTTGTAATACTCGTCCTGCTGCTCGTTGATGATGAACTGATCGTCGCTTTCCGTAACAACGCCAGCTGGCTGAGTAGCAATATTAACATCGGGCCGATAAAATGGAAGCGTAATTACCTCTGGCTGACGAGCTGGCAACCGATACGGGTCAAGCTCATCACGGTCAGCAAGGCATACACGCAATCCGGGAGAATTACCATCTGGATAAAGATCTAGGATGGACATCTTGCGATTGCATCTATCACAAACACCAATCCCTAGTGTCGATCTCCCCCGCGTATCAAGGAAAACTGACATCTTTACCTCGTATACATAGAGATATTAGGCGCCATCATGAACGGAGAGTTATCCCGCTCTTCGCTAAATGCGCTTGCCATTTGCAGTGAGGCAATCGGAGCAAGCCGATCTGCCATAGCAATATCAACTTCTTTAATCTCATAACAAAGCCGATGAGCAAGTTCCCATGCGATTGCGTCAACCCAACGCTGGGGAACCTCAATGGTTTGTGTCAAAGACCCAACATCCATGATGTGCCGTTGCCGCCATGTTACAAATTGCGCGAAAATAGCCTGCTGATTAGGGACAGGCCAAAGCCGTGCAATCGGCGCATCAAGCTGGCGATCCAACCAAAACTGCAAAGGACGGCCTTGGAAAGTTTTGTTTGGAAGGTTTGTATAGTCATCTTGATTAAGTCTGGCGAAGGGAATCTCTGTCGGATTGCCTGCCACATAAAATTCAGCGACATTGAGTGCTGCTCCACCTACTTCTTGCAGCTTCCAGTATTGCGCTGCTATGGCTGGGTTAATATCGTACCAATTCCATTCCCCATCAGCGTAGGTAACCGCCCCGGGGGCCAAGACCTGCGTCCAGTTGGTATTGTCGTTGGAGTAGGAAACAACCAGCGTATAGTCGTCCCCAGTCAGCATATTGATGCCAAGCGTGGTAACGGTCTGCTGTGACCCAAGGTTCTGGATTATGTAGCCATTTGGCGTTGTCTGTGTGCAGGCTGTGGAAAGATCGTTATCTTCCGAATAGTCAGCAATGCCTTCAGAAGCTGTTGCCGTAAATGAGTATCGGGTCAACCACCGGAAGTTTGAGTTAAGAAGGTCGATTGTCCCCGGCGGCATAGTGACATAGCCGTTATTAAAGTAGAATGGCAGAATAATCTTCTCAATTGTCCAAAGTTGGATGCCAACATTGCACAATGACGAGATCATCAGATACAAACTATTTAATGCTGTATCCTGCATTTCAGAAGTGACAGTTTCAGGCGCGACTTTGCAACGACGGAAAGCCGTGTCTAAGACGTTGTTAGTATTGAATACCGTCTTTGAAACTGTGCCTGAAGTTGCCATTACCGCCTCTTAGTCCGTCCACCCATTTTCATCCCAGCGCTCATTGCACCGCCGATAGAAGGAGCCGCCATAGCTGTCGGGGATTGAACAGTAGTAGTATCAGCCGGACCAATTTGACCGGGCATAGATGCCCCGCCAATCCTAGGCCCACCAGTCGCTGTTATCATTTGCTGAGTTTTGCCCCTATCCGAGCGCATTTTCCGCAGGCCACCCTTAGCCATGCCGCCCTTGGCTTTCCCAATGGAAGTGGGGGAATCCATGAGTCGTTTTGAAGGGCGACCAGAATCATCTGCTGAGCCGGCCATATTATAATATCCGGTGCTATTTTCAGTGTCGCGGTTACGCCTGCCCGCAGCATTTACTCTTTCAAGCTCTTCTGCGGCCCTAGCTGTAATTACACGAGCATTTGCGCGGCCTTGAGACGTGCTAAAGTCAGGTCTTTCGTTAACGAAATTATCAAAACGCTCCTGTGCGTCTTTTGAATCTCTACTAACTTTTGCCGCTTCAGTGCTTTCTGAGCGCATCCCGCCTTCAGCGTAGCCACCTTTGGCTTTCTTCATGGCTTTTCCGCCCCAGCAATAGTGGCCTTCCATCATCTGCTGTTTGGTTTTAAAGTCTTTCATTTCGCTCTCCGTGAGGCGGCTGCATTGTCAACGAGATTTGGGTAAGGGCGACCAGCCTTCTTTGCCGATGCTTTGGCAGACGCCTTTTGAGAAGGAGTTAGCTTCTTGCTTTCCTTCTTTGGGTTTTTTGTATCCCAAAAGTCTTTTGCCATGTCAGCAATTCCAAGCTCTTAGTGATTTGTTGATACGGCTATCTGGATCATTAGCTGTCTTTGCAGACGTTAACTTCTTCTTCATCCCAGACATTCTAGCACAGAATGAAGCTCTACGCCCCTCATCCTTTTTTGTTTTAGGGTGAGGAGCGGGAGGCTTTAAGTTATGGCCTTCAGCTTTGGCAGAAGCGCGGCCTTTGGCATTTAATCCACCTTTAGGATTCTTGCCTTCAGCGCGTTGCCAAGCGGGTGATTTAGCCATGTCGATTATCCGTAGGTTTTAATACACTCAAGGATGATGGTGTACATATCACCGGCAGAAGCATCTGACGTAGTAAACGCCACATTCCCAGTGACACCAGTACCAGCGTTATTTGACAGACCACCAAAGGAGCTAAACTCCATGTCGTACATATTGTCCTGCGGGATCATCCAGCAAAAAACATCTGTAGTTGCATCCCAAAGGATACGCACTTCCATGCCATGCGTGTTGGCCCAGATGCGATTTATCTTCACTCCTGTGCAAGCCAAGCCAAACTGGTTCGGCGTAAGATTGGCAACAATAACCTTGTTGACAGCTGTTTCACCAGTGCCATCAGAGATGTTTGTAAATTTCGCAATATAAAGACGATCACCGTCAAGGATCGTCTGTGTTGTTACTGCATCGGCCATACTACCCTCCTATGAAAAAAGTGGGGGGATTGCTCCCCCCTTAGTTTTAGGCGGGAGTGACACCGATTGCGCCAGTCTGAGTTGCCGTTGGGCCAGCCTGAATAGCAGTAAGGCCGATTGCAATCACAAGACGGCGAGATCCGTTTGCAGCAGTCGATGCTGGGAGAAACGTGCCACGAACGTCACCAGTTGATACCGTTGCAGTCGCGGTATCAGCAGCAGTGAACGTGCCAGCATTGTCAGCAACGGCATTGTTCCAGCCAGTGCGAAGCAGGTAGCCAGCATCGGTCACACGGTATGGCAAGCCAAATGTATCGCCACTACCAACCGACAAGTTGCCAACAAACAAGGCAGATACAGCCACCTGAGTGATTGTTTTGAAAGTTTTTGTGCCGCTGACAGTTGTCGTACCATTGATTGTCAAAAGAGCAGTTTGAGCCTGACCATAATAGTCAGTGCCGGTCACAGTGACTGTCTGAGTGGTGTCGCTTGCGCTAGACGAAACAATAGAAACGTTACGTGCCACATCAAAGGTCGCAACGCCACCGGACGCAGAAGCTCCATTGATCGTTGCATTGCCAGCAGCAGCTACAGCCTGAGCGGCGCAAACTGCGGTGGCTGAAAGGGCGGCAGGGACAATATCAAAAACATAAGTGCGTCCCAGTGGGCCAACACCCTGACCAATTACGCCGGGGTTACCACCTGATGCCCATGAAGCTGTCTGTGGGCCGGTAGCCGTACCCATATATAGATCGTCTGATTGTTGTCCCATTGGTCTGCTCCTTGAAAAGTTTGACCGGTTAAAGATGGGTTATTATGCAGCAAAGGGGTGGAAATATCCACCCCCTCGCCAAAGTTTTTTACAGGCCAGCTGTACCAAAAACACCACGTGGATCAGTCCAACCAAACTTATAACGTTCGGTTGCCTTATACCGCATGGAGTCAGTTTCGAAGTCACCTTCCATGCTCTTTTCGAGCGGACGGCGCATCAACAGCTTCAAGCCTTCCGGCGCGTCAGTCTCAACCCACCAAGCGGTGTTAGAAGTCAGACGGGACAGGTTAGCCTGACCGCCGGGCAACTGGTTGGACGAAACGAGCGGGTTAACGTCGTTGTTGTTCGTGCCAGCACGGAGAGCTGACTTGAGCAACACTTCGGCTTGGAAGAAGTTCGAAGGGGACACAACCAACTTTTTTGGGTCCAAACGAATTTTCTTGCCGTTGTTGTCGATAGCCTGACGGATCTGCACGAGGATCTGCTCCAGAGAAGTCTGGGACAGGGCCGCAGCAGTTGACAGCTGGTTCGAGAACGTCTGACCGTTTGCAATCGGATGTGCTGTGTTTACCAGCGACACGCCGTCACCGCCCGGATACGCTGCGTTGAACGAATAATTGAGAATATTCGCACCCAGAGTTTCCTTTGTTTCGATGAGCGAACGAGCAAGATGCTCAGCGTAAGTACGACCAATCGAAATATGGTCGCCATCTTCCACCAGAACCTTGGTCAGAGCAAACGCCAGTCCATAAACACGATAGGTGTATCGTGCAAGGAACAAGACACCACCGCTCTGATAAGTTACTGCCGTGCCATCAGGCAGCTCAGGAGCTGCACCGAAGCCAAACAGAACTGGCTCTTCGTGGTAGTTGCGGGGGATACCGCGCTGCTCTTTAAACACCTGCGCCCATTCGTCCTTGCGGATGTTATAGATGCCATCAAATGTTTCGTTGAGGATAGGCTCGACTACTGACCGAAAGTCAGTACTACGCATTGGAAGTGCCATGTGTCAGCCCTCCTTAGTAGGCAGCAATGGTGGCGACGTTCTGATGCTTAGCAATCTGCACCTGAACAATCGGATAGGTATCGCCCCAATTGTTGTCAACGTAATCGGAGATACCGATGACGCGCAACTGAGCATTGGATGCGGATGAAGCAACATTGAGCGATGCAGTGCTAAACCCAAGTGGGGTTGTGCCGGTTACGCCGCTAATGTTGTACTGACCACCAATACTAGCAATCGCCAGAGTGGCATTAGCCTGAATCTCGTACACGATGGTGTAATCGGTCGAGAAATAAGCCACAATCTCTGTAGCGACAGTGCTAGCAGGCCAGTAGTTGCTCACGCGCTGACGACCTGTGGAGTCAACAAATTCAACACCCATAAAGGTGCCGATCATTGCTTCACCAGCCGCAGACTGAACAAGGTAACCTTCGACAGACCCGGAGTCACCGGATACGCCATAGCGAACAGGCATGTTCTGATAAATATCAGAAGCATAGCCAGATTTGATTTGACCACTGAACGGACGAACAGTACCCATTGGGCTGTAGACCGCACGAAGGCCAAAAGGAGTAAGTGTTGAAGTCATAACTTCATCCTCTGGTTAACGTGACATGGGTGAACGCAAACCTTCATAGCCATCACCCTCAAATACTTCCCCGCCCATCTGCTTTGCCTGACTACGGATAAAGTCAGCAGTGTCAGCAAGTTTTTGTTCTTCCTGACGAGGCCGCTCATGGTGCGATTCTCTCATATACGCTTCGTAAAGACGCATTGGGAGTTTAAAAGCAACCATCTCATTAACCCCGATTAAACCAGCATGTTCCCCTGTTTTGACAGAAGTGTGATCCCAACCGGGAATCTCATCCGAGAGGATAGGCTCGTAACCTAGGGAGCGACGATAATGAATAGAGTCGCGGGGGTTTGCTGTTGTTAGCCAGCAAACATGGTATCCGGGAATATCCGGCAAATCCGGCAATGCGGATTGGTGTAAAGACATTCGGAACATATCGAGACGGTCTTCATCGGTCATGACCCGATTTTCAGTCACGGTACGTTCTTCCATGCCTCGTGAGGCACGGCCCGAATCTTCACTCTTTTTGGTTCTAAGATCAGTCATTGATTGTACTCCTTACTAGGCTTTGTTCTGTCGGTCGTATTGAGCGTATGTGCGCGCATAACGTTTCCTTGTTTCAGGATCATCATACAAATTCGCATCCTTCAACGCCTTAATACGTTCTGGTGACAGATAGAATTGCTCTCGGTTTGTCCCAGCGCGAGGTGAGTATTCACCACGACCAGTGACCGGGGGCGGGGCTTTTTTTCTGTTCCGGTCAGACGCGCCATCCAAACGCCTCTTCACACGAACATCTAATTCGTCCCAATATTCTTCAGAGGATGGATTGATCCCCTTCTGCCTAGCTTCTTCAGCCCAAGCCTCATCGACTGCACGGGCTATTACAGAATCCTCGTCCTTCCCCGCCGGGTTGAACCATGAGTTATCCTGCATCCATTCCTTCGCTAGCCGTTCTGTCCGAGCGTCCAAGGACGGCCCAGCTTCCCGAAGTGTTGGATCTGTAAGACGGCGCTTAAGCTGTTCAGCCTCATGCGCCGCACTAATGCTTTGCTCACGGAGACGCTGCGCCCTAATGGCCTTGTCTCCGTCGCCTGTTTCGAATGCTTCCTTCAATTGCATTTCTGCATGTTGGACTGATGATAACGCTTGATTATAGCGATAGTCAGCAGTTTGAGCATCCGTCTGTACGTTGCGGCTTTCCAGTGCAGCAAGGCGCTCCTTTGCCTCTGCTAGCTCGCGCAGAAGAATAATATTCTCCTCGCGGGTTTTCCGCATGTTATCTTTTTGGCGCTGCTTCTGACGTTTCCGGCGCTGTTGGCGAACGTTATCTTCGCTGCCATCCCCGCCATCATCTTGTTCGTCACGCTGCTCAGATTCAAGACGATCATCATCATCGTCATCATCTTGATTTTCATCAATTTCGATAATTTCGATGTCGTCGTCGTCATTCTCGTCGATGGATTTGCGATTTTTATCGTTCATGTCACACCTCAAACATGCGCCTGTACAGCAATAGGATCGCTGTAGACTTCGCCAATGATGTCAAGGTCGTTAAAAATCACAAACTCAACCTTTTCGCCGTTTGTGCCGGGGATGTCCCGGCGCCATCTTGCACCAGCATACTTCGGAACAAAGATAAAGTCACCTTCTTTGCACCAAGAGCCTTCAGGCCATAGATCCATTGTCTGTCGATTACGATACGCAAGTGGGCCAACTCCTATGACCTTTGCTACCTGCGTATTGTCTTGCTCCGTTTCTTTAGAATATTCAGAATAAATTATCCCCCCTTTGGATTTAGTTTTAGGCCGACGAATCTGCACCAAAACCCGCGACCCTAAAGGCCGCACACCAAAGTCCACTTTTGGAAATGCGTCATCAATTTCTGATGATACGTTGGGATTCACCACGGCGATGGAAACCATGATCGTTGTCCTCACTTTCTGTAGACAGTGCCGCTTCAATAGTATCCACGGCTTGTTTAAGGCCAGCATAATTGCCAACCATACGCCCATACTCAAAAGCGTCTCGTGAAGCGGGCTGTGCTAAAGCGCTATGAGCCAAATCATTTAGCTCCTTTTTAAGCGCTACAATAGCCCGCTCAATTAGGTAAAGATCTTGCACGACTGCCTCACTTCAAGCCCTTCATGGACTTTTGGCGATCATGTTTGGCATCCATAGGGGATTTTTCCCACGCCTTCATGGACATGCCGTGCTTTTTGGCAAGCTTTTTGTCCTGCGCCATATCTTTTGCCGTGCCTTCAAAAGCCTCAGCCTTGCCGCCTTTTTTCATTGGAGCAGGTTTGCCTTGATGCTGTGGGATAGCTTCACCCATAGCGTAGCGCTTGTGCTGTCCTACTGTTTGTTTCATTTTAATCTCCATGCCCTAGGCCGGTTCCAGTTGAAATGTTAGTCCGATGCCCTGCTTGTATTTCAGATGCTGAAATAAGCATAGCAGTTTGGTTGTCAGCTTGGTTAATTCTTTCGCGCATTTGAATTTCAGCAGATTTAGTAGCAAGATCTGCGTCAATCTTCTGTTTGTCAATAGCTGCCTTAATTTGGTCAGCCTGACTTTTACGCTGCACATCTGCTTGCTGAGCCTGTGCAGATACCATTCCAACCT